TCAACTGACGCTTGCCAATCATCTTGAACTTCAGGACTTAACTCATCATACTTTGGCAATCCATACTGCTCGGCACGACTATCCCATGAATCACGAGCTTGTTCTTCTAGCGTCCGCGTGCTGATTTCTTCATCGGCTTGTTCATCTTCTGTGGCAGCTTCGACCCTTTCGGTGTCTTCGCTTGGAACTCCCTTGCCAGCTTCGGCTTGTTTGCGTACAGATACCCCTTTTGTGCTTCGCTTTTGAACGGCATTATCTTCTCCTTTAGCCACACGAACTTCTTGACGACGGTTAATTTCTTTAACAATAGCTTCTAACTCAGCATCAGTAGTGCGCTCATCAATAGCTAAGTTGTTAAGCTCAAAGTCTTTTAGGACTTGTAAGCCTTGCTTCTTAAACTTCTGATAAGTTCTGTTTGCCGAAGACGCATCCTCTAATTCAGTGCCACCACTTTCTTGTGGGTTAAATACTCTAAACCCAGAAGCACCGCCACCTTCTTTTTCACCAGTTTCTTCACGACCTAAAGCCTGTTCACCTTCGGCTTCCATAGCAGCTTCTTCAGCCATGGTTGGACCAGATTCATCAGACACAGCAGCTTCACGAGCCGCTACAGCTTCAAAGTCTAAGTCTTCTTCGGTTGTGGTTTGTGTTTCAGTGTCTTCAGCTGTTTCAGAGGCAATTTCTAGTAAAGAATAAATCTCATCTTTACCATAGCCTAAACGCTTACCGGCTGCAAGAATTCTAGCACCCCAAGTTTCCTGTGCTGTAGGTCCAGCGATCTGAGCAACACGTGCATCAGATACGTCGTACTGTTTAGCAATTTCCCTAGAGGTTTTCTCACCGGTCAAATACTCCATAACGATGCCAGCATCCCGTGTACCGAATGCGCTTTCAACAATCTTGCGTATTTCGGCTAATGCGGATAGGCGGTCGTCAGGGATTACTTGCGCTTTTTGCTCTTGCCCAACACTGGGAATGGCATTATCGCCCCCACTGGTACCGGGCTCAACCCGTGTTCGTACACTTCCTGGTCCGACATTTTGGACTGTACTCGGGAGTATAAGGTTGCTTCCTGTCCCGATGGGTCGAACTTGGTCGGGTCGTACAGGCCCAACGATTCCACCGCTTGTTTCTGCTGCTCTTCCTTGCTCTGGTACTGCTCCCACCCCGGTAGGCACTCGCAATTGCTGCTTTTCATTTTTTGCTCCTTTAGTTGTTTCGGATGCTAATTGCTGAAGGGCTACAAAAGCTGGTGCATCCTTACCAGTTAAAGCCTTATAAAAATTGTTAAGCTCGTCTGCTTCTTTCAGAGCTTTTGGACCTTCTAAATTACTAATTAAAAACTCTGTACGCTCAGCAGCATCGACTTTATCTACAGAACTATCGATACCAATGTCAGATAAAAACTTAACTGCCGAAGCATTTACAGATTTAGCAGTTGACTTAAGAGGTACTTTTATAGCACCAGAAGATAGTACGGCACCAATAAGTGACTTCTGCTCTGGAGTTTTGTTCTTGTTAAGCGCATCTAATTCGGTTACAAACTTAGTAGCATCTGCCTGAGTAAATAAGGTCTTACCTGCTACTGTGTAACGTCCGGCTACTTGAGTGGGTTGTATGCCATAAGTAGAGGAAATAGAATCAAACGCAGCTTGTGCTTCTTGTTGCTTTTGAGCTGCTTGTTGTTGTGCTACTTGAGCGGCTTGTGCTTGCTGTGCTGCAGCAACTTGTGCTGAAGATGGTACGGGTGGGCCAGCTTGTTCAGGTACTTGTGGACCAACATATGCTTCTCTTGGAGGTGGGCCAACCAGAATCTCTGAGCTGTTAACGTCAATAGCTTTATTAATAGCATTACCATCAGGGGTTGTCGCTTCACCAGTACTAATGTTTGTAGAACCGGCTAACAAACTTCCAGGAGCAGTAACACGATTTAATGTACCAACAACTGCGCCAGTACCGCCACCTAGTAAACCACCTAAAGTAGCTGAACCGATAACACCGGTCATTGGTTGAATACTTGGAGCAGCTTGTCCAGCGGCAAGATTAGCCGACAGTTTAGTAGCACCTTCTTCAACAAACTCTGAGGCTGCTTCAGCACCGGTTGTACGTAAGATGCTCTTAGTGCCTGCGGCAAACGCTTTATCAGCACCAACTAAACCTGAAGCTGCACCAATAATAAATGGAAGTGGGGCTGCACCTCTAGCTGCACGGGTGGCAATATCTGCACGCTCTTCAATAGGTAAGTCCTGTAGTTCAGGAGCATTCATAACCATTTGATATGCATCGCCAGACGCATCACCGCCAGCAAGAACTGCACCAGCTGTACTACCACCAGTAAGACCGGCACGAGCAACACCTCTCTCGGTCAAGCCAAGAGCGCCACCTATCATCTTACCGCCTTTAATTGCAGCACCGGGACCTACAAAACTACCAAGAGCTTGCGATGCAGCAAGCATAGGATTTTCTTTAACGTAACGGAAAGCGCCTGCGGCTTGCTCACCTAAGTCTTCAGACTGCATTGAACGACCGAGTTGATACTTAGCTTCGGCTGCAGTAAGTGATTGTTTCTTTTCGCCTTCCTCAATAAAGCGCCCAATAGCAGCAGAAGTTTCTGTGCCTGGTTTTACTAGATCAATAGCTGCTTTAGGAAGAGACGCTACGGCATTTGCAAACTCAATAGCGTAGTCATTTGCTGCGCCTAATACACCTCGTTTTTCAGATACACCCAAATAGCCTGCTACTTCCATAGGGGAAAGACCAGTTAGTTCGACCCCTTTATCTAAGATCTGCCGATCAGTTAGGTCTTTAGCCCATGGTGCTGCTTGGCGAATATCGTCAAACAAAGACATATTGTATTAATCCTTTAAGGCATTATTGCGGATGCAATGTTTCTATCTGTTTCGTCTGGTATTGCTTTAGGTGGTAATTTTGCCTGAGGTCTTGCAGCGCCAGGGGGAGGATTACCGTTAAAATTCTTAAATGCGTCAACAACTGGGTTAGTCGCCCCGCCAGGTAATCCCGTAACAGGTATATATTTACCTGCAATCTTAGGATCTGGAACAAACAACTGGCCTCCCGATATAACTGAACCATCAGGATTTACAGTAATACCTTTAGCATCAGGAGCTTTTAGTATTAAGCCAATAGCGTGCTTTTTAGCTTCTGCCGGAGTATATGGTTTATTTGTCTTAGGGTTAATATCACCGGACTCAATAATCAAATCAGCATATTCTTCGGCACGAGCTTTTGCACTATCTTTAGCCCCACGTCCACCGCTACGTAAGTACTCTGCGTAGCCTTTATAGTATTCACCTTTATCAGCAGCTTCTTTTTCTTTAACGTTAACTTCCCGTTCTTTAAGTCCTATCTGACGCTCACCTTGCATAAAAGCAATAACTTTATCTGGCGAACCTAAAAGACTTACAGACTCTTTCATAAATCGGCCCATAGCAGCTTCGGACAATTTATCTACTGCGCTATTCAAGTCGCTAATAGTTTCTAGTACATCGCCCTTAGGACCAAGAACTTGAATGCGGCTACCAACACCATTTTTACCTTCTACAAATTTAAGGTTCTTTAAACCATTTTTAGAGGCAACATCATAGACACCTTTTAGTCCAAATGAATCAGCAGCTCCTCTGATAGAGGCTAAGTCATCATTTAGCTTTTCTTGTTTTGTAAAGAACTTATCTTCATTTTCAGATTGGCGGACAACTTGTTTTAGCTGAATAGCTTCTAATGTACCTTTACGGCTAATCTGACCAGCGGCTTTTACATAGTCCTCCATGCCTTTAGCTTTTGTATACTCAGCAGGCTTCATCTCAGGAGCAGCTTGGCCAGCGGGAATAGCACCTTGACGCATAGCATTTTCACGCATTGCACCAGTAGCAGCTTCAGCAGATGCCCGCTCAAAAGCTTGATCTTCCGCAGTGTTTCCAGATAAAGCACCTTGATTAGAAAGCATCTGAGCTTGTTGAGTACCGATGTTGCTACCCGTCTTAAGGGCTTGAGTGTAATCATCAGATTGTCCTACTCTAGCTTGTGATTGACGCCATGCAGCATCAAGAGCTTCTTTTTCAGCAATTTCTTTGCGGAGCTGTTCACGCTGCATAGAACGAAGTTGTTCTTCTCCGATACGCTCGTAAGTACTTAAACCTTCTTTTGCCATTGCCCCTGCAAAGGCACCCCAGTTCATAGCCATTAGTTCACCTTAGAGTAATCAACTACTTTATAACCATCTTCCGTCTCAAATACTGCTTCCGGAATAACTTGCTCAACTTCATGAGCCATGACACCGCGATATCGACCACTACCAAAATATTTACGATCTTTAAACTCAGGTTTGTATTCATATTCATAAACCAAAAGACCGTTAGGCAACTGGCCAACCACTTCAATATTTTCTTTAGTGCGGATGTCAGAACCTAAAGCTACAGCGCCAGGACCGCCTAATGCATAGCGCAATCCAATACCACCTAATGTACCGACCATAGAGCCAAATCCAGCAGAGCTTTGTGCATTAGCCTGCTGCTGTGCACTATATGCATTAACATCAGCATTGTATTTCTGGACACCAAGCTGACCAACTTGACCCCAGCCTTGCAGTGCACCCATATTAGCTTGATTCATAGAGCTACTCATAGCACCATAGTTAGCCATAGGTACTTGACCGGCTTGTAAAGCTTGATTTCCTGCGTTAAGAGCAAGGCCTGTAGAAGTCGCTTGATTACCAAACTGACCTTGAGATAGGGCAATTGCATCCATCTTTTTAGCCCAGCCTAACTGCTCAGCAGCAGTACGGGCACGATTAGCAGCCGCAGAACCAACCGCAGCTTCCATAATGGCGTTGGCATTTCCTGTAGCTACAGCACGCCCAGATGTTGGATCAATACCAAAAGACTGTAAACGACGTTGCTCATCTGCTGCTTTAATACCAAATGCAGACTTAACGTCACCAAGGGCTTCAGCCGCTATACGCTCACGGTTTGCTGCTGTGTCATATTCTTCGGCAGCTTTATAAATACTAGCTCGCATCGGAGTGCCATACTTTTCAAACTCAGCCATAGTTTTCTTAGCGGAGCTAATCTGCATTTCTTGAAGCTCTTTATCTAAAGCAAACTGCTCATCAGCGCGTACTTCTTGTTTTTCAGCCTGTTCTTTCATTTTAGGCCAAACTTCAGCTTTCCAAGACTCAAGATACTCCCGAGAAATTCTAGACATTTCTAATTGCGCGATACCAATATTAGGGTCAGGTGCTGGTGCACCGCCGCCGCCGCCTTTACCGCCGCCTTCTAGAGTCATACCATACGATAAAGGCCCTCTTCCCCCTCTGGGAGAAAATGCCCGCTCGGGTAGCATCGATTCTAAGTCATATCTCATCGTTTAATCTCCAGCCATCGGCACTCTTCTTTTAGCATGCCATACAAAATTAAATTACTTCCATCACTAGCGCCTTTACGAATTAAGCCTTCTCGCTTAAACCCAAGATGCTCATCAAATCTTTGTGCGTCTAAATTGTCTTCTCTAACAAGTCCGGTAACTCTGTTACATTTTACCTGCAAAAAAGGGTAAGCAAAACAACGATATAGGTAATCTCTAGTCATCCAACGCCTACCTGGTACCGCTGCTACATGCATCATAATTGACGGCCCTGTGTACAAATTAAACACCACACCAGCAATTAACTCACCATCTTCTTCTAACCCAATTGCTACAGCATCACCAAATTGGTCTTCATCGATTCTAGAACCGACCCAAGGAATTATCCTGTCTTCTTGGCCATAAATAGCTGTTTTCATTAGGTTTACTTACCTATATACCACATATACATCCTATTGTAAATCACTGTCCGGATGCATTCAATCTAACAATTATCTCATTAACCTTACTAATTACATCACTTAAAGTCGCCGTAGTATTCAAAGTTGTAATTTCTCCAATACCAAGCCGAGCGCCATTAATTGTTTCTATGTTTTCCTTGATAGCCGCAATCGCTTGATTTAGAGTTCTATCAGTCGTATTAACTGCGGGAATACCTGGTTTTCTAAAAGCCATTACGGAGCAACCTGTTTAAGTTCACCAATTGAGCTAGCTAACGCTACCATCCTAGTAGGGGTATTTCCTGATACACGAATCTCATATACATACCCTTTTTGTAATGCTGGCAGTCTAAATGGCTCTTGGGTTAGAACGTCTTTTTGGAATATCTGAACCCCATCTGCATATAAAATTATATTTACATATCGCGTTGTGCCTAAAGTCGGGATGTCTAAAAGTAAACTACCATTAAACGAGAATTGATTAATATACCCAGTATTAAGCTGGCCTTCGACATTACCTGCGTTTCCAACAAAAAGAGCCGCGTTAATAGCCTCTACATAAGCTACATAAGCATTGTAAGCATCTAAATCGTCCATAAATCCAAAGTCAGCTTGGACCTTCATAGCCCCAAAGTTTGTAGGGTTAGGCATAACAAACTTCTTAGACAACCACTCAAAAGTCGTAAAGTTTATAGGAGACGCATCTAACTGATAAACACGGTTGTCAGAATTACTAATTGCATAAATATCTGAAGTACTGCGGTCTACAAATAAAGATCTAGCTGGAAACTCTAAATTTATTAGAGGAGGAATATCTCCCCTAGACAGTACTAATCCTGTGCGGGCAATACCGTCGGGAGAATAAAAACCCATATACATGTTGTTGTAAATTGCACCAACTAATGTTTCAGGATGTAAAGTCTGCCATTCGTCACGGGTGTAAAGAGGTACAGTTACAACATCTTGCGAACCAGAACCTAAAGAAACCAAGCCGTTAGGGGATGCATAAATTACACCGTATTGATCCGAAGCAATTGATTTTTTAGACACACATGGTTGTGGAATTGGCAGCTTTTGCTGCGTCATAGACGATGGAGACACACCAGAAACCAGATAAGGAAACTTAGTCGTTAAAACAACTAACGTAGTTTCATAAACCCCTAGACCTACAATAGGATAGTCAACTGTTAAAGCATAAATATCAGGCCAAGCATGGGGGTAATATGGCTCAGAAAAAAATATTTGATTTCCTTCAAAAGCAGCCAAAATACCGTTAGGCATAGCTACTAAGCCTTTCATACCTGCAGGCGGGGTTGTCCAATATAAAGAAGGCAGCTCAGAGCCTAGTTGGGCTACAGTAAGACTATCTACGTAACTCGTTGTTGCAATTGGAATTTCGGCTACAAAACTATAAATAACATTAGTGGCACCAGTAATTGTTCTATAAATACGGCGATGTGTAATGTTATATCCTGTTGTTGGGGCAGCTGAAAATCCAGAAACTGTAACTGTTGTGCCGGACGCAGTACTAACTGCAACTGTTGCAGCGGGGCTTGGAGCAGATTCTTCTTTAACTGTACCAAAAGTACTTACGTACGTGTAAACGTACGCTCTATTTTCTGTAGGCGCAGTACTACTAGAGGCTGTTAGTGTTGCAGCGGCTGCAGGAGCAGGAACCCCCATATATAACCAAGCGTCAGGAAAAGGTCTTACACCAGCCCCATTAGTTGTTGCTAATGCGTAATTAGTCTTTTTGGGGGCCCCATCGCCAGTGTAGTAATAGCGAAACTCATTAATGTCAGCAACTGGGCCGGGGACCATATCTACATCAGTCGCCCACTCAAGCCAGTATTTATCGCCGCTAGGACTGTCAATTAAATAAACAGTCTGTACATTAAGAGTAGTAGGAACATATTCTAAAACAGGATCTGCCCATGAGCGAAGCTCACGAGACTGAAGTTTTACGTTAAGTGCTGTTTGGGCTTGATTAGCCTCAATTTGGGTAGGGCCTGTCCTAGGAACAATTCCTGAGAAGTCTTCGACCTTAATATATGGCATAGCCCTACCTTTTTAAATTACTTATCTGCTTCTTCGGCTTTTTCTTTAGCCTTTTTAACAGGTTTTTCTTTATTTAACGCCTCAAGCATTTCTTTACCCTCAGGGGTAATTTCAAACATGCCATCTTCGTTTGTTTTACCAACAAAAACTCGCTTATCTAATATGCCACAAATCAAATTACCAGCAACAATTTCGGCGTTTAACTTCTGTTGTACTTCATCAAATGTGTAAGCCATGTACTTCTCCTTATGTAAAAAACTATTTTAGCTTAAAAACAAGGCTCTCTCGTCGTTTCTACGAGTTACTAAGCCTTTCAGTACTTTACCCCCAGCCAGCGTATATTTCAAGAACTCTTCTGCCGCTTCTTCCATTTCGCCCCGAATAACCTTCTGACGGAGGGTGCTGCGCTGTAGTGTTCCCAGACCAACATTAAAGCTAAAAGATACAAGAGCATCGAATTGACCTTGAGTGAGCTTGACAGGACAGAAGCGTTCAACACCCCGCTCAAAACGATTAAGGTCGTCTCTAAGAATTCCATCTACTTCCTCCATCGAAAAGGTACGATTATCTCGTTCTTCCAGTGCGTAAGCATCTCGCTCGTCTATCTTTAAAGCGCCCTGCCGTGGGTATAGTACATGCCCAACACCGATCGTCCACAATTTAGCTGGGCAGCGATATGGACGCTGACGAACACCCTCATGATGCTTAATCATCTTAATGGCTTTGTCGCTTACTTTCACTTCTTAAATGCCTGTGTTCCGAACCAGAAAGAAACAATACTTGCCCAGATAATCTGGGTCTCGTCATCCCATAGGAGGTTTAACGCCACGTCAAATGGCACTTCTCGATGGAAGGCAAACCAGAACCCAAACAGTTCTACGAACATAAACATAATGAACATACCGTAGGTAATGGCAGGTCTAACCATGGCTCTAGCGTTAGTAACCCACTGGGAAGCACCTTTGCCAATCTCGATGTCATGAGCATATAAAGAAGCTCTTTCTTGGGCTTGGGTCTCCATCTGGACTTGCTCGGTGCGGATCTCTTCTACACGAGCTTGAGCGGCAT